TGCAGTCTTTACAGGCAACGTGAATATGAACGACAATGCTCTCTTAAATGTCAATAGCATTTACTTTGATGACAGCGATAGAGGGCTATACATCAACGGGGCCGATGAACTGATTGTCGGCAGAGGCTCTGGATCGGTGTCGACAGAATACGGATTCCGCAAGAACGGCGGCGTCCTTCAGTTTTGGGACGGCTCAACGTGGAAAGGAGTTGGAGGCGTGAAAAGCGTACAAAGAGGCGTTGCCACCATACCGAGTGGGGACACCAACATCAGCATATCCGCTGTAGTTATGGGAAAGTCGTTTGTAAATTTAGCAACATCGGCTTTTGCGACAAACGATACCGCTTTGCGCGGCACGCTTTCTGCTCGTCTGACAAGTTCTACAAACTTACGTATATCGAACACTATAACGGCGACAGGGACGTATGAGTTTAATAACGTGTCGTGGGAAGTTGTTGAATTTTATTAAAAGGAGGCTACTCGCTTGTCTTTCAAGTACGCTCAACTTGGCGCGGATAATGCCGTTATCAGCGTGTCGTACCTTGCCGAAGAAGTCCAGCGGGACGATATGATCCTGCTGGAAGAGTCTGACGACGTGCAGCCGCTCGATGTCTATAACGGAGACGGTTCTTGGACTCGGCCCGATCCAATTGTCGAGCCGGAACCCGGCATTCCAACTTCAGAGCGGATCGCGCATCTTGAATTTGCGATTGTCGCTCTGATGGATACGATTGCTACACTTCAACAAGGAGGTGAATAAGTATGTACGCTTTTATTCTCAGCATGTGGGTTGCCGGGCATTTGACCGAGCAGCAGGTATACTCGTACTGCCCGCTGTTCATCAATGAGATGGAACGCGACACCATCCTCGCGACTCCGAAAAGAGTGTGAGAATCGAAGGACAGTCCCAAAAAAGGGGCTGTCCTAATCTCGTAAAATATGGTAAACTAGCGAACAACGAAAGGAGGACGCAATGATGGCAGTTAAGCCCGCAAAGGTTAAAAGCTACACTGTCACGCGGCCGGATGGGACGACGCAAACCTACAAGCCCGGTGGCTCTAGTTCCAACACAGGCTCGCGTTCCACTGTCGGCACGCCGCCGCCTGCAAGAACGCCCTCGACTTCTGGAAAGTCGTCCAGCGGTTCTAGCTCTACCAGAAACCCGAATGCAATCGTCCTCGGCGGGCAGAGCTATTCGGTTGACAATAGCGGTAACGTGTACAAAAATGGGCAGTTTGTCTCGGCTGATCGCTTAAAGTACATTCCGCAGCAAGTTCTTGATGTTGCACGAGGCCGCAAGAGCCAGTCGAGCGTCGGCACGCCGCCGATTGACCGCCCGGTAACAGGCGGCGGAACTGGTGGAGGCGGTGTGCAGGAGGATGTCGGCACGGCTCCGGTAACGCCGGAAATGCGCGACGCTTTGCAAAATCCGCAAATGCCGCCCCCGGTCGACTATGCTGCGATGTATGAGCAGTTGTACAACCAGCAGCAGCAAGGAATGAACCAGCAGCTACAGGACTTGATTAATCAGTTCTACGAGCAGCTTAACGGCCAATCGCAGGCGCAGCGCGAAGAGTTTGAGCGGCTTGCACGCGAACAGGCCGAAGCGATTGCAAAAGAGCAAACTTCGGACATAGAGCAACTGATTTCTGAGCTTAACAGCAACCAGCAATTCGAGCTTGACACGATTCAAAATAACCTGCTTTCTGGAAGACAGGCGGTTGAGGAAAACACATTCTTAAACTGGCTCAACCAGCGGCAGGATATTGCGAACCGTGGCCTTGGAGGATCGGGCATTGCAAGTGACGCAGATACGCGCCTTCAACTTGCAGCTAACCGCGACCTTCAACAGCTTTATAATACAGCAAATTCACAGCTTGGTCAAACGACTCGTACGTATGGAAATCGCTTGACAGAGGCGTATGATCGACTTTCGCAAATTAATCCCGAACTGCTCGAATCCGACCTGCTTCAGCAGATGTTCAGCAGTTCCAGCGAGTCGGCAACTGAGAGAGCGCGTATTCTGTCCGATCTTATCGGCCAGTTCTTGCCGTACGGCGCGGTCAGACCGATTGACTTGCTTCAGCTTTCCAGCGACGAGCGTCAATTCTACGACAAGCTCAATGCAGACCAGCAGCAATTTTACGCCAATTTGGACTCCGAAGAACGCCGGTTCTACTCCGATCTTTCGTCGAAAGAACGCCAGTTCTACACGAACTTGGATTCGGAAGAGCGTCGTTTCTACACGAACTTGGATTCGCAGGAGCGCCAATTCTATACCAAACTGGATTCCGACGAGCGGCAGTTCTACGCCAACTTGGATTCGGAAGAGCGCCAATTCGCTGCAAAGCTGGATCAGGATTTGCGCCTTGGCTTGGCGAATATTATGGGCGTCGATCCAGTGTCGGGGCAGCCTACAATCGACGCGATGAAGCTGCAAGAGGAAATCCGTCGAAACAAGGCGCAGGAAGGACTCACGGCAGCGCAGATTGCACAATCGGCAGAGCTTGGATATGCACGTATCAACGCCGACCTGCAAAGAGCGCGTGAAGAAATGATGCTCAAAGTATCGCAAATGCAGCAAGGCGCATGGGCCGATCAAGCAGGTATACTCAACGACCAGATTAACAACGATTTGAACCTGCTGGATAGCCTGTATCAAGGACTCGAAACGATGGACAAAAATTCGCAGGCGTACAAAAACGCGTTGCAGCAAATTCAAAACGTGTCCGCTCGTATCGATTCCAGCAATGCCACGCTTGACGTATTCGTTAACAACCAGAGCAGCGAGCAAGCGCAACAGAACCTTAAAACGGTCGTCGACGGGGCAACAAAAATTTGGAACTGGTTTACGAAATAATCGGAGGGATAAGTTATGGCTACGCTTGAAGAACGTCTTGCGTATCTGCCGAGATTCGTTCAAAACTTGCAGCGTGCCGCCCCTTCCAGCGACTATTCCTTTTTAGCTGGCGTCGGGAGTGGCAGCAGCGCTGCCGCTTCCGGCATTACGGATACTAACAATGATCCGTGGTGGATGGATACGCTTAACGCGCTGGGAGCTTTCAGCGCGCCCATCACCAACCAAACAGCGGCTTGGACAGACGGCCGTCTTGGATGGAGCGACGTCCCCGGCGCAGGATTTGCGAAGTATCTGAGCGACGGGCTACGCGGACAATGGGCGAACTGGACTGACAGCCGTATCGGATTCGAGGATATCCCGATCCTCGGAGGGATGGCGGCCGGTACAAAGCGGGCCGATACGTTCGAACGTACCCTGACCAATCTTGGCGTACCGGAAGGAAGCGCGGCCGCTCGATGGGGCGGCGTGGCGGGCGACATTCTGCTCGATCCGACCACCTACCTTACCTTCGGAGCCGGATCGCTGGCAAAGGCAAGCGCGCAGGCGGGAAGGGCTGCTGCGACCGAAGCTGCTGCCCGATTTGGCGCTCGTGCTGGCCGCACAGTCGACAGCACGCTTGAGAATATCTACCAGACCACCCTTCAACGTTCCGGCAGCGAGGCGGCCGCACAGCGCGCCCTCGACGTTGCACAGCGTGCCGTCGATAACGCCTCGAAGGCTGCGCGCAATGTATCGCAGAACGCTCTGGTAAATATTGACATTCCGTTTACCCGGTTTACCCGGTCCTTTGGCACAAAGTCCGGTCCGCTGCGTATAACGGAAGACATTATTACTAGACCTGAAGCCATTCGCGCAGACGAGATGCTGTCGACTTTGGGACAATCGAACGGCCTCCTTCAGCGGCTTTACGGCGTATCGGATGTATCGCAGCTTAACCGGCAACAATTTCGCCATCTTCAAGACAACTTTGACCGTTTGGAAGGCTTGCGCGGACGCCAGCTTGCAAATGACGGAACGGCCAAGGCGATTCTTGACCAGATTGAGACCGCGCCGAAGCGTGTCGGAACTGAGCAGCGCGTTACATATAATCCGTACGACATCAACGCGTTTATTCAAACGCTCGATCCGCGCATAGCTGATCGGATTGCTCCGTATTTGCGGTCGTTCGACGGCAATATTACGGCGATTAACCGGCAAGCTCCTGAAGGACTTGAGATGTTCGGTCGCGCACTTGGAAGCATGCCGGGAACGATCAAGGGCCGCACCGCTGACGCTATTCGGACAAGCATCGACGACGTTGCCGAGCAGCTTCGCAATGCGGATAATACGGCTACTATCGAAAATGTACCCGTAACGGCGGATGTTACGACAATCACGCCGCGAGATGTAAGCCCGGAAGCGTATTATGGAGGACGCAACGTCGCTGATCGCTTTACGGAATTTGTACAGGACTCGGGCGGAAAATCCGACATTCGTCGTCGCTTTGAAAATACCGTCCTCGGGCGTGCTTTCAATACACGGCCGAACTACGCGACAAGCGCTATTAAAGATGCTGAAACGGCAATCTACGGTGGACGCCGATTGGTCGAGTCGACGCTGCGGGATATCGAGCAAATTACCGCAGGCTTGACGGAGCGCCAGCGATTGGAGATTCCGCATGTAGTAGAACGCACACGCGCAGCAAGCAGTCCGCAAGTACAGGCCGCTGCTGACCGCATCCGTCAAGTACTGGACAGCGTAGCCGAAAGGGAGATTGAATCCGGCGTACTTCAGCAAACCCGACGCGGATACTTCCCGCATGTGCTGACGGACGGTGCGCAGGCGGATCGGCTGCAACAATTAGCCAACAACGACCCGGAATTGGAGCGCTTGATTGGCCGGTCGCAGTCGAGCCAGTTTTCGAAAGAGCGCCGATCCTTCCAAACGCTTGCACAGGTGGATAACTACTTGGGCAAGCTGGAAGAGCGTATTCAGAAGGCATCGGGAGAAGAGCGCGACGAATTGATTGAAAAGCGAGACCTTGTCGCTAACCTTTTCGAGCGCGATCCTATAGCCGCGCTGCGGAAGCGACTCAATAAGTCTGTACAAGCCAATGCGATGAAAAAGCTCTACAATCAGTTCGAGCGTGACGGACTTATTTACAAGCCGGACAAGGTAACGCCGCAGGCAACAGGTGCCGATTTTGAAAGGATCGACGCGGCAACGGCTGCACGGCTCGGGCTTGAAAGAAACTCGTACGTTCACAAGGACGTCATGCAAGGGCTTCAGCGCGTGAATGAGATGTTCACGGATGAGAACACAAACAAGCTGCTTCAGCGCATAGATACGATTGTCGGATGGTGGAAAACGCTTGTCACGACATCGAACCCGTCTCACCATCTGTTCAACCTGATCGGAAACGTGGCAAACAATTCGATGGCTGGCGTATCCATGCGGTCGTACTCGAAAGCCTACGGCATCCTTCAGCGCATGCGCAACGGCACGCTGTCCAAGGCGGAACGAGAAACGGTTGCAGAAGCTCTTGAAAAAGGCGTATTGTACCACGGTGACACGTCTGAATTTGCAAAAACCATTAGCGACCAGCTTCGACTTCCGTTAGAAGGCTTGCCGGTTGCCGGAAAGTATATAACGTTTATGCGCAAGCTTGGCGACAACATCGATAACATTACGCGATTAGCTCATTATGTGGACAAAAAGGCAGCATATCGCAGCGTTGATAAAGCAGCCGACAGCGTTCAGCAGTACTTATTCAACTACAGGGATATGACTACGACGGACCGCGTTGCCCGTCTGCTTGCACCGTTCTGGAACTGGACGCGTCGTAACTTGCCGCTTCAGCTTTCGAAGCTTATGCAAACTCCGAGATTCGCAAACACGTACGCCCGCATCCGAGAGCAGCTAGAAGAGGATGCGACGGCTCGCGGAGATGTGCCTGAGTACATGAGCAACGAAGGGCTGTTTATTCCGGGACTCGGCGTCATGGTCAACCCACGACTCCCGATGCAAGATTTGTCGCAGTTGAGCAATCCGCTGCGCATGGCGGCAAACATGACAAACCCGTTAATCAGAACGCCGTTCGAATACTCGGCTAATTCCAGCGCCTTCACTGGTCGTCCCATCGATTGGGATTTCCTCAGCACAGGTGAACGCAATCCGCAAACGTGGGCGGATTACTTTTTAAGGCAGACAGGAGCTATCGGCCGAGGCGTCGACTTGTTGAACCCGAACACAGAGGAAAGCTTTGCCGAAAAACTCCTTCAGCTATTCATAGGAAGCCCGACTGTTATAGAGGGGGAATAGATATGCCGGACATTTCCGCGCTGAAGGATTTGGCATCGGCCGGTATTGCGGGGATCGCGATAGCGATCCTTGCAGTACATGCCTTTGCACTTCACAGGTACGCTCAGTCGTACGATCTTAACGCCAAGAATAACGCAAAATTGGCGCTTGCACTTGAAAAGTTCTACGTTCAGACGTCGGCGGTGCATCAGCAGCAGAATGATGAACTTCGAGAGATTCGCCGCAAAGTCGGGGAAGTTCATGGAAAGGTGGTGCGTCAAAGTGTCACTGTGGAACGTTGATTTGATCGATAAGAACCGGTTTTCACGCCCCGGCGACAAGCTTTCCTACGTCAAAGGGATTGTATGGCATTACACGGCTAATCCCGGAGCAAGCGACACGAACCATCAGGATTACTTCGACAGTCTACAGAATCAGAACCCTTACGACAACGAGAAGGACTTGTATGCTTCAGCGCACATCTTCATCGACAAGGACAGTGCGACGATGATCATCCCATTGGACGAGCGCGCATACCATGCTGGCAACTCGTTTTACAATTCGCATTATATCGGTATCGAGCTTTGCATCGAAAAGGATGGATCGTTCCATCCCAATACCGTTAAGCAGGCGATAGCAATCGGCGCTCATCTCTGTAAGACGTACAAGCTCAATCCGCTCGTCGATAATATAAGGCACTTTGACGTAACAGGCAAAATCTGTCCCAAGCCATGGGTAGACAGCCCTGCATTGTTCACAGCTTTCAAGAACGACGTCAAGAGAACTATGGCCGGGGAGGTGTACGAAAAGGTGAACATCTACGACAAGAGCGGAAAGAAAATCGCAGAAGGCGAGCTTCGAGACGGCGTAACATGGGTACCGCTGCGCGTTGTTGCAGAATCGACAGGTGCGACAGTGAACTATAACGCTGTTACAAAGACCGTCACAATCATTCCCAAGGAGGTGAAATAGGATGAAAAAGCGCTACAAAAACTACGGGTTATGGGTTTCTGTTGTTGCTCTCGTCGTGAACGTTCTCATCTATACTGACGTTATTACGATCAGCGAGTCCGAGACGGTCACGATGTTGGCGAATCGATTCCTCGACATTCTAGCGTTGGCAGGCATTATCAACAACCCGACCAAACCGGAAAGCAAGGGATATAACCTGTAAGGAAAAGCCCCC